ATGAGCGGCACGAAACGCAAATTAGGCCGTCCGACAGATTACACGAAAGACATGGCCGATAAGATATGCGAAAAAATCGCAAATGGCAGAAGCCTACGTTCAATATGCGCCGAAGATGGTGTGCCGCCAATGAAAACTATTTACCGTTGGTTGGAAGCTAATGAAGAATTTCGCCACCAATACGCGCGCGCGAGAGAAAAGCAGGCGGACTATTTCGCTGAAGAAATCATCGAGATTGCCGATAGTGCACAAGCAGAGAGCGCGGCGGTTTCAAAGGCGAAATTGCAGATAGATGCCCGAAAGTGGGCGGCTTCCAAGATTGCGCCGAAGAAATACGGCGATAAGACGGAGCTTGACGTTAAATCGGGCGATGGGAGCATGAGGGCGGCTGTACGGCTTGATGCTGAGGAATATCGCAAGATAGCGGAAGATGTTTTGCGTAGGGTTTAGCATAAAACGCTAATCATAAGAGGGGCTGTATGGCCGTTTCTCCAAAGGAAGTTAGAATGAAATGGCACTAGGGCAATTCGACGATGTTGAAACATCAGTAATTCGCAGTTTAAGTTCTGCAAGCCTGTATATGTTCACGCGCCGGATGTTTTATCAAAGGCGCGGCTATGTTTGGCAGCGGGCGAATCACCATGCGCCAATCTGCAACGCGCTCGAGCGTGTTTTCAACGGCGAAACGAAACGCCTGATTATCAATATTCCGCCGCGATACTCGAAAACGGAAATCGCGGTCGTGAACTTTATCGCGTGGGCGATGGGGCGCGTGCCTGATTGCGAGTTTATCCACGCGAGCTATTCGGCGGCGCTGGCGGTCAATAACTCCGTACAGATTCGGAACTTGGTGCAACACGAAGAGTATCGGGCGATTTTTCCTGATTTGGCACTGGCAGGCGAAAGCGGCCATCACTGGAAAACAACCGCAGGCGGCGTGATGTACGCAACAGGTGCGGGCGGTACGATTACAGGTTTCGGTGCGGGCAGGCATCGGGAGGGATTCGGCGGCTGCATCATCATTGACGACCCGCACAAAGCAGATGAAGCGCGAAGCGAGGTCAGGCGGCAGAACGTCATCGACTGGTTTCAAAACACGGTCGAATCCCGGAAGAACAGCCCTGACACGCCGATTATCCTGATTATGCAACGCCTGCACGAGAAAGACTTGGCGGGCTGGCTGCTTGACGGCGGCAACGGCGAAGAGTGGGAGCATTTGTGCCTGCCTGCCATTCAGGAAGACGGCACGGCGTTGTGGCCTGAAAAGCATGATATTGAAACACTGCGCCGAATGGAGCAGGCCGCGCCGTATGTGTTTGCCGGGCAGTATTTGCAACGCCCCGCCCCGCCTGACGGCGGTACGTTCAAGCCTGACAACCTGCAATTTGTCAAGGCGTTGCCTGCCGGGAATATCAGATGGGTACGCGCGTGGGACTTGGCTTCAACCGCAAACGGCGGCGACTACACGGCAGGCGGCAGGCTTGGCGTTACGGAAGACGGGCGGTATATCATCGCCAACGTCGTGCGCGGCCGGTACGGCGCGGACGAGCGGGACAGGATATTACGCAACACGGCGCAAAAAGACGGCGTGAAAACGAAAATATCCATCCCGCAAGACCCCGGTCAGGCAGGCAAATCCCAAACACTATACCTGACCCGCCAGTTGGCGGGTTTTTCCGTATCCGCCGGCCCCGAATCGGGCGACAAGGTTACACGCGCCGGACCGTTCGCGGCACAGGTCAACATCGGCAATGTGATGGTGTTGGATGACGGCACATGGGACACGGACGCGCTGATTGCGGAAATGCGCATGTTCCCGAACGGCCGGCATGACGACCAAATAGACTGTTTGGGCCGTGCGTTTGGCGAGCTGCTGGATACCCGGACGGGCATGATTGATTTCCTGCGATCGCAGGTCGAGGCTGTGAAATGAGTAAAAAGACACCTTTATCGCAAGGCTTTATTGCCCGCGTTGCCGCCGGCGTCCGTTACGCCTTTACCGGCAACGCGGACGGGTGGTTCGACGCGGGCGAGCCTCCGGCCCCTGCCGCGCAGCAGGCAGAGGGGCGGCGGTTTGATTACGAGCCGTTCTACAACGTCGGGCATTCCAAGCCGCGCGAACGTGAAGCGGTAGGCTTTGCGCAATTACGCGCCCTTGCCGACAACTACGATGTATTGCGTTTGGTTATCGAGGCGCGTAAAGACCAAATGGAGTGCCTTAAGTGGACAATCCAAAAGCGCGACGTCGAATCAACCGAAGACGACGAATCGCAACGGAAAGACCGAAAGGTCGATGAAGCCGTTGCGTTCTTCCGGTCGCCCGATAAAGAACATACGTGGGCGGACTGGCTGCGCATCTTGCTGGAAGACCTGTTTGTCATTGACGCGCCGTGCATCTACCCGCGCAAAACACTGGGCGGCGGCTTGTACGCCCTCGAAGTGATGGACGGGGCGACGATTAAGCGCGTTTTGGACAATACGGGGCGTATGCCGTTACCGCCCGATACGGCGTATCAGCAAATCCTGCACGGCATGGCGGCGGTCGATTACACGGCTGACGAGTTGATTTACCGTTCGCGGAATAACCGAAGTTACAAGGTTTACGGCTATTCGCCCGTCGAGCAAATCATCATGACCGTGAATATTGCCTTAAAACGGCAGGTTCACGCGCTGGAATACTACACGGCAGGCAGCGTGCCCGATGCTTTAGTCGGCGTGCCTGAAACGTGGTCGGCGGACGACATCAGGCGGTTTCAAGAATACTGGGATTTGCTGCTGTCGGGCGAAACGGCGCAGCGGCGCAAAATGCGTTTCGTGCCGGGCGAGTTGTCCCGAAACTTCCGCGAGACGAAGCAGCCGCCGTTGAAGGACGTTTACGACGAATGGCTGGG